ATAGTCAATGAATCCATATTTTGCAATTCTTTTTGGCGTTGAGTGTACAGCGCGAAGAACTCGAGCAATCGCAATACTATCGTCATTGCGAGCAGACGAGAATCGGGGCAATAAGGTACGGATATACGACATGGGTGGAGTTGACCGAACACTGACTCCGTTGAAATTATAGATTCTTCCATTAACGACAGAATCGATTTTTTGCTCAATCTGCGCATAAGGGTCCTCACCTTCCACGAAATCACAACCTTTCTCAAAGAATCCGAGAGATGCTCTCGAGCGGGGTCTAAACGCGCGGCATGAACGATATAATAAGGGAGCAGAACTAAGGCTATTAACGTAACTCGAAACGTATGAAGAAGCCCCACCTCGGGCAATCTGGAAATCTGAACGACCGAATTTCCAACTCTTATCGTGACAGTATCGTAATACCTCTGAGACTTCTTTCGAGTTTGTGAATAATAAGATATGATAATGCGGACGGAAATGGACAGGGCCGTACTCACCGACAGCGTAGAAATGTAACGTCTCATAAGAACCTAATTGTTTATATAAATATTTACGTAATCTTTTAATATAGTTCTGAACATCAACATAGTTTAAAAAGGGAATAAGGTTATCACAACCATATTGTTCAGAAGCGGGATAATCCGTTTTGTCAACCGATTGCGTCTTATAGATAAAATTACGAATAGCAGCCATACTGAGAAACCAATTATCTCTAACAGGAATATATTCCTTAATCGCACGGTCAAACGGCACTGTGCCTTGTACTTGCTCGAAGAATATATGACGCAACGCGGAGTCATCATCACATTGATATTCGGAAACAGGGATATATTTATGACGTTCATCACCAAAATGGATATCCCCTGAGATACCTACAACGTCCTCATATTCACTATGCAGAACTTTACAATTAAACAGAGGAATATGTTCGTTATCATACGTAAGCGTCACAAAATAAGAATACTTAAAAGCACTTCCAGCGGTCTTCACACGCATGGACGCCTTTTTAGCACGCTTATGAATACAATAATCACATTGACCACAATCTACGGCAATGCGTGCACCAGTGTAACGATTAGTAATAAACGAACGATACTGACAATGATCAGTCGCTTTCAATAAATCAGGAGAAAATTTCATAATTATTTACGTTTATCAATCACTTGATGACGGTTACGCCTACCAAATGAAATATGAATAAATGTAGGATATAATATTAGCTGATCAAATACATGAACATTGTCTGAATAACTATGAATATGTTCAAGTAATCGACCATAAGTAGTAGAGCCATAAGGTTTAATATCAATAACCTCTCCAAACAGATGCTGCGAATTAGAAACACCACCGGCAGCCTTATTTTCAGCAACAGAACGTTTAGCGCTTGTTATCGTAAAATGCAAATTAAAACATAACAGATGCTCAAGAAAATCCATAAGAGTAGAATTCATAAGCCAATAGCATTAAGGACATAACCCAAGGCAGCAGACACAGCGCCAATTATAATTTTCCAAATATTACTACTTTTCATCACTCTGAGATTTAAGTTCAACAAAATTATTTTCCTCTTTAATCGAATCCACAATGACAATAAGACCCAGCGAAGAAACTCGCTCAGAATAATCTCCAAGGCCATCGAGAGAATTGACAATATAAGGCGAAATAACATCACGACCAGTGTTTTTGTCTTTAACTGAAATAATAAACTTTTGCATAATTATAAAAATTTTAAAGGGTTAATAATAGTTGTAACTTCTAACTGGGGGCAAATATACAGATTATTTTTATCAAACCAAAAGAAAACTGTTTTTTTTTAGATTCTACCATAGAGTGTGAGTTGTGCGTTTATAGACAAGAGATAGGAGAATTCGAGAGGATAACTCGAATTTGCTTCGCACACAACTAGGGGCTTCGCTTAATTAACAAGTGGATGTATACAGAGGTGTATAGGCACGGCAAGGCAGAAACTGTCTTGCCTTTGCGCACCTACGTGCTAAAATACCGAAGCGGAACGCTTCTCTAAGGAAGTCGCTCCGCTCCATATTTCGATCAGGCCCTACGCGGGCGGCGGGTGTATATCGCTCAAACGCCGCGATGGGCTTTTAGTCCTGAAGAATGCTACCTAACAATCGGCTCTTTTTTATATGATTGTTTAGGAATTATACGATAAGTATAAATAGGATTAGACTCAAACTTAGAAATCCATTTAAAAGCATCATCCATAGAGTTAACACGCAATGAAAATACAACTTTACGTCCTTCTGTAATTCTTAATTCGTAATACATAATATATCTGTTTTAGTTTCACATTACAAATATACGAAATAGTTTGCAAAGTACAACAAAGTTGGAGTTAAAAAGTATTAATTTATCTACGGCCAATACTATTGCCAACACCTTGAAAAACACGAGTACCATAATCAAGAGCATTACGCAATTCATAAGAATTAACGTCCTTCTGTTTCTGTTTGGAACTCCACTTATAATAATCACGCAAGGCTTTTTCTTTAGAATACTCCATATTCTTAAGAACATTCGTATTCTTAGAATCCCATAATGAACCTAAACCACGAGCACGATTAGACTGAATATTTGCATAAATCAAAGAATCAGCAGTCTGAGAAGCAATCCTATTGTTGATACGAATACCGTTCGTTTCAGCAGCAGTCTTTACAGCCTGTGCCATTTGATTTTTATACTGGGCTTCAGAAAGAGCACCTTGGGCATACAAATTAGCCAAAGTCTGACCTTTAATAAACAAGTCAGCTTGTTGTTGTTCATCAAGGTACTTATTAAGTACCTGTTGGGCTTCAGAATCAAGAAGAATCTGTGATTCTTGGGCCGATGTAAGACGACCTGCAAACTCCATATTCTTAAGTTCCTGATACTCCTTAGACTGATCTAATAAAGCAGAACGTCTACCAGTAGAAGCATTCCAATAGCCAGACTGGCCGACACCGATATTACGATAATTGGTATCACCAAGAATCTGATTAATACGGTAGGGGGTAAGAGCAGCATTTTGTTCCGCATTCATCATCGAAGCACGAGCCTGAGCCATAGAAGCAAGAGCAGTACCAACATCCGAAAAATCAGGACGGAATGCCTGTAAACTAGGAGCGGGAGAAGCGGAAGCAGCAGCACCACCAGAAGCGGGAGACTTAGAGCCAGCCATAGCGGCAGAACCTTGAACAAACGGGTTTAAACCACGAGAAATCATCGCATTAGGAGAATTATAAGAATTATTCATTCCCCACATTTTCTCGTGCCAATCACGTTGAATTTGAGCTTGCTGAGCATTAAATGCATTATTTTCACGGTTAATATCAATACTAGTCTGGTTGGTCTTATTCTGTGAAGAAGCGCCAATAGCATTACCAGCAAGTGAAGCACCAGCAGCAATAACGCCACCAAGAACAAGCGGAGCAATATGCTTTTCGGAAAGCCCCATTAAGGGGCTTTCTCCAATATCATAGAACCTCATTGAACAGAAGCGTCAGGGGCGGGCGATGGATCGGGCGCTGACTGTTGCTCTGCCAACATTTCCTGAGCGAACTTAGTAAGTTCAGACTTCTCACTAGCCAATTGTTGAAGAACAGCCTGTCGTTCCGACATCGTCTGACAATGTCGGGAAATAACACAAGCGAATCGTTCCTCATCAGTCATGCCATCCATAACAGTAGACTGAGTAGGGTGCATCTGGGCAAGGATGTTCTGAACGTTCATATCACCAAGGAGACGACGATATTTTTCTTGATTCAGCAGAATCTGAGTCATATCAGCTTGAATCAAATCACCGTCTGAAGTTTCATCGTACATGACTGAATCATATACAGATTGCTGATAACACGGATTATCCTCAACCAATTCGGGGATAACCTCATTTTTAATATAATCGGGATTTTTATAAGCAAAACTTCTCATAATAAACAAAATTAATAAGGTAAACCATTACGATCCAAATTCTGCACAGCATACACTTGGAAATTAACATTACACAGTAATTGATCGAATGCAACAGAACAATTGGCAGAATCGATCTGAGGAACAAATATAGAGTTTAACTGTTGAGGACGAACCTTCATGGACTGATAAGACCAAGCACCAGCGGAAGTAAGAACTTGCCAACCATCAAGAGGAGCAGCCCAAGACTGATAAGCAGCACCAGCACGGAATCCAGCGTGGACAGTATCAATATTAGATTTCCACTGCCAGTAGCGTAGATTATAACCTAAAGCACCAGAAACATTACGGCCAGGATTATTTTGAAGATTAAGAGCAGGAACAGACTGCATACCAAGCTGGTCAAACGCAGGCTGGGGGAAGTCAGAAATAGCAGTCACAGTCAGCTGAGGAGCCTGTCCTGTCAAATTCCAATCCAACATAGGTACAGCATGGTAAACACACATAATTATCTGATGTTCAGCACCACAATCATAAGTAAGAGTATGGCCAGAGTTACTAGAGATACCTTTACCAGCAATAGATGCCTGAGAAGTATCAGTATCGAGATTAGTATTAACAACCTCATTGATATTGATTACACTAGACCAACCTCCGATATAATGTGCATGATTGCCCATATATTCGGGAGCCTTAATACCAAACTGAGCAGCCATCTGATCTGAATAATCCTTGCTAGAAAATTGAACTACTTCCTTCCAACGTTGAAGATATTCGGTGGCACGGATTGAGAGGGCAGAGAGGTCAGTATTGACGCGAAGCAGTCTATCAGAACTAGTAGAGTTAGCTGAAGTTGTTTGCACAGTATTACCGCCAGAAAGATTACGAACAGATGAATTACTAATACCATCAGTAGCACGAGCAAGAATAACATTAGACGCAACAGTTTTATCAAGAGGTTGGAGGAATGCTACTGAACCATACTGAGAAGAGGGTAACATACCCATGAAATAATCCTTAGGATAATTGGCGTAGCGCAACTGAACCATATCCGTAACCAATCCAATATTACCAGTACCAGACCAATAGTCTACATTATAAGCATAAGCTTTATGTTTCTCCCATTGACTATTGCTGAAAAAGTCATAATAAATCTTCTGATACGCAAGGAATGGAAGAGCATTAACTGTCTGTGAAACCTGATAAACCAAGGGGTTGGCAGCGTCACCAAGATTATCAACGCCTAGATATTTCTTAGTAATAGCAGCCTTACCTGTATTAGAACTAGAAATCATAGAGCCATAACCAAGCAAATCAAGCAACTTACAGGAACCGTAGACAATAGGGAGGCCAGCATCATCACGGGTATTAGTCTGGTCACCAGCATTAGCTGTCTGAAGAAATAGACTAATAATCTGTTGGGAAACATTAGGTACAGAAGTAAGCGCAGAGGTATTCGCAGTAGAACTAGCAGCACTAGTCATATAATCCGTCATCTGAGTAAATGCCTGCGGAAGCGCACGGGAAATCAGACGCAACGGCACAGCATAGAAATCATAATACTCCTTAATACGAGTATAAGCGGCTGTATTTACCGGAACAGTACGCGTAAACCAGTCAGAAGAAATACGATACTTAGTATCGGGAATAGCAATCTGCCAATAACAAGGAAGGATCTCACCAACCTTGGCTGTAAACAATTTTTTCGAACTTAAATCGAAAGAAGACCGATGGGTAGAAATTTTAACTCGGTCTAAAGGATTAAAATCACTCATAATTAATTAATATTTAAATTAAACCATACGGTTGAAAACACCATTAGCGTCATTAAGCTTTTTATGCTTAATCATATCACGACAGTATGTCGCACTACGGTGCCGGAGTTGTTCAAGGAGTTGAGACGTTTCACTTAAAACATTCTGCAAGACATCAATTTCCTGCCCGTTCTGAGGCAACACAAACATACAATCTGATATTTCTGGGTTAGCGGATCGTATGTTGAATGCATCTCGTAGACTTTCATAATCCTTTTTCTTCTCATATTCTATACCTTTTCTAAGAATAAATAAAATACGATTGGTGTAAGAACTAAGATCGCAACCGAAGTCAGGCAAATGCCAATTACGGAAGAACTTATAGACATATAAGAACAAACGGTATAACCGGTCAACATAACGTTCAATATCAACATCACTAGAACAGTTAACAAACCTAGTAAGACACCGAGAAGTATGTAATATAATTTTGTCATCATCAGTAAGAATAGAATTAGCTTTAAGATATTGATAATAAGTACGAACAAGGCTCAAGACTGAATCCTGTCCATAGTCAATGAATCCATATTTTGCAATTCTTTTTGGCGTTGAGTGTACAGCGCGAAGAACTCGAGCAATCGCAAT